GGTACATATAAACTTAAACTTCGGACAGTTGGAGGATTTAATACTCGTTACACCAAGAAGTACCCTACCTTTCATAGAGGTATGTTGTGGCTACAAGATGTACCAGGCTTTGAATATATCCTGATCCATCAAGGAAACACAGATGAACACACATCTGGTTGCCTTATCGTAGGAGATACACAACAAGACTTAGATGTTAACTTTAATGGTATGGTTGGCAGTAGTGCTAATGCGTACAAGAAACTCTATCCTAAAGTATCTGGTGCAATACTTAAAGGTGATGATGTCACGATAGAATATACAAAGATAAACCTTAATGGTGGAGATAACAAAGCTAAAGACCATATGATACTAGCTGATAGCGTATATGAAAAACTTCAAGAGATAAATGGCAATGTTATTAAAACAAATGCAATGCTCAAAGGTAGACTTATTACATAATGTTTGAGAGATTCAAAAGAAAAAGAAACGAGGATGGTACATTCAAGAAGGATGTAGGGTGGACACCTTGGAACGAAGCCTGGAGTTATAAAATGAATGAAGAACTAAAAGATATGTTAGAGAGAGCTATATGGACTTTCATAGAAGCCTTTCTAGGTGCATTAGTTATCAGCCCAATGGTAGGAATAGAGGCATCAGCCCTTGAAATCGCTGCTATATCTGGTGGTGGTGCTGCTTTATCAGTCATTAAAACATTCGCAAAGAAAAAAATAAGCTAAGAAAACGTCACTTTAATCGTGTATAATAGCCTTAACAGAAAGGGCTACAATGACACGGAATAAAAAAGACCTAGGAAACAACTACTTTAAGTCAGGTTGGCAACCATCAGCAGAGTTTGATGAGTCCACTGGCTTAGGAGAAATCACACACATTGGGACTGACCCCAATTATAAATCTAAGTTTGATTCTATATTAAAAGAGTGGGGTTTTGACCCTGAACACTATGAGATAGAAGGTAAAGTAAAAGCATCATCTTGGAATGTACAATTAAAAGGTGGTGACGTTGAAACCTTCTATGCTTTTAAAGGTGTGGTCAGAAGGAGACATCCAGAGCGTGATGGATGGTATGATGAGCTACTTAAAGAAGTATCAAAGAAGAAACCACTAAAGAAAAAGAAAATTAAGAGTGATTTAGCGTACATCTTTACGCTTAGTGACTGGCAACTGGGTAAAGTTGACCTTGGTGTAGAGAAAACCCTTGAGAGATACGACAAGGCACTTGAGAGAGCAGTATCAGAGGTTAGGCAACTAGGTAGCGTAGACGAAATCTATTTGCTTTCTATGGGTGATTTAACAGAGGGTTGCTACGGATTTTATGACTCTCAAGCCCATAATATTTCTCTTAACCTATCTCAACAGTATCACTTAGCAAGAAAGCTTATAATGAAAACTGTTGATACATTTCTACCCTATGCAAACAAGATTGTATTGTCTGGTGTACCTGCTAATCACGGAGAGATGGCACGTAGTGCTAAAGGACAGGTAGTTACATCACGATTAGACAACTCTGACACAATGCATTTACAAATATGTGAAGAGATTATGGAACAGAATCCTAGATATAAAAAAGTAAAGGTGTCTATACCAGAAGGTTTCCATCATACAGTAGAGATTAAGGGTCATACTGTTGGCTTTACCCACGGACATATGCACGCTGGAGGTACGGGACCAGAAGGAAAGATAATGAAGTGGTGGCAAGGACAGATGTTTGGTGACTTTCCTGTAGGAGATGCAGAGATTCTAATTACAGGACATTTTCATCACCCTCGTATGATGCAGCAAGGTAACAGAACTTGGTTTCAATGTCCATCTATTGATGCAAGTATAGACTTTACTGCACGAACTGGTATGTGGAGTAAGCCTGGAGTGTTAACCTTTACTATTGATAAAGATGGTTGGGATAATTACAAGATAGTTTAGACAGAGTACATACTGTACTTAACAGTAAGCTCTGTACCTGCAGGTATAAATTCCTCTGTAAATAAATAGCGTGTCATCTTGCCTGTAATTTTACAGTTAGGTGTTTCGCTATGATTAATGAAACCACCAAGAGGTGTACGCAGTAGGTTGTTATCTTCTCCAAACCAATGTGCGTGTGTCATACCTAGTGATTCGTATGGTTCTAAATCTTTTAGAGTAAACAAACCTAACCCTTCTACCTTACTTGGTTGGATAGTAAGGTAGTCAGGTAAAGGTCTATACATTATTATTCTTCTTCTTGTTTAACTTCATTGTTAGTAATGGTCATAGGATGTAGAGGTAGGATTGCAGCAATCTCTTGCTTACCATCTGCTTTATTAAATATAATTGTTTTAAAGCTACCTCTCTTCTCTAACTCTGCTAGTAGTTCTAACATATTTACTTTTGATAGGTCCGTCATAGTATCTCCCTTGTATGTACTTTAGCATCTGCTTCAAACAGATACCCAACTTCTTTACTTATCATTTCATTGTTGTCAAACTCTGTAGTGGTGGGCATATCTCTATACTCCCATTTAAAGTCGTAGTTATCAGCTATCATTCTATTAATATTCCAAGTCATAATCTTACCGTTACATTCAGTAAGATATATAAATGATTTGTTCTCTTCAATGGCTTTAATAATATTAGAATCAAACTTAGATTTTTCTATAAACCAACTTAAATATATTTTATCTCTTGATTTAATTTCAACAATGTAAGTATCATTGATTGCATCATAAGAACTAAATGGGTCTTCAGCTTCTTTCAATGGGTCTTTCTGTAACTCCATATGTAGTTCGTTTAATTTATTTATTATGTCTTGCTCTTTAGTCTTGTAACTCATAGCTTATTACCTTTCTGCATTCTGCACAGTATCCGTCTTTGATATGACTGGACTCTCCAAACATATCGTGTTCACTTATATTACAACTTAGACACCTATTCACGAGCCGTCTTTAAGACTCCAGGTATCTGTGTCAACCCAATCAAAGATGTTACCTTTATTAATTGAACCATCTGCCAATGCTTTCTTAGCTTTAGCAGCAAGTTCATCATCACCATTATCAATAGCTTTAGTAACACAATTGTTAAATGTATTCATCTGCTTATCGCTTGGTTGGTCTTTCATCCACGGTCCTTCTTTTACTTCTCCCATATCTTCCTCCTTATTATCTGAGACTTTAGCATCAAGTACATCAATGATGTTATTGATAGTGTCTGTATTTCCTTCTCGGTCTTTGTATTCATCAGCGTAATTAGTAACAAACTGTTCTACATTATCTAAGAATATTTTTATAGTAGCTTCATTCCAACTGGTAACATCATCTGTTACTTTAGCTTTTAACATAGTCATATCCATAGATGTCTTCCAACATTTCTTGGAAAAGTTTTTATCTTCGTTACAAGATACAAACACCATATCCTTAAGTGCTGTTGTTGTAATCTTTGGTGCAGGTGGTTGCTCTATATCTTTAGCAAAGTTTTGTTTAGCTTTCTCTAAAGCCTTATCTTCTTTGTCTATTACAATATCTTTAACCCTACCTGTTTTCTCAATAGGCTTTTGTTTATTGTCATCTGCATAGAAGTCATCAGTACCTGACCATAGTTCAACGCCCAAGCCAAATCTCATACAAGCTCTTTTAAAAGCATCACTCTCTGCTAGTTTAAGACACTCACCTAGTGTAGCTCTGTTAAGTGCTGCAGATTCTACATCACCAGCACCATCATAAGAACCCATACCCTCTATGGTTATAGTTCCTTTACCACCAATAACTTTGTCATTGATAATAATAGGTTCAAACTTCCAGTCATACTTAACATCACAATCTCTTAGTCTTTCTACATAGACTGCGTGGTTAACATACTTGCCGAACTTTCCCTTGGGTGGGTCTTGTACTACCCCTGCTGGAAATGGTGCAAGTAATTTCTTTTTAGTTTCTTTATTCATTGTTATCATTCCTTTTATATATTTCAGAAGTATGTTTTATATTTATTTCCTGTAGTTTTTTATCAAACAAATCATCTGCTTCAGCGTCATTTATTGCGTCAACTTCCAATGAAATGTTTTGCTCTTCAATATGGAAATACTTTTTATACTTCATTGTTATTTTCTTTTACTATATTGTGAATCATCTGCCTACTTAAACCAGTAGCTTCTGCTAATTTAATAGCCGAGACAGAATGAGTGTCATATAATTTACTTATAAGATTATTTCTTATTGTAGTAAATTGGTCTGACATTATTTTTAAATTAGTTAACTCATACAAACTATCAGCTAACCCTTTAAACGTATCGTCATAGTCTTGCTTTAATTGTGATGTGTTCATTTTTTCTAATGACTCATTCAACAATGTGTCTATGTCTTGTGACATTGTGCTCCTTTATTTATTTATTTTATCTAGTTGTTATAAACTAGAGTCTTCTCTTTGTACCTGGACTAGGAAGGACTGACCTTCACTAGATGTCCCGATAATTCTAAGCTTCTTCTTCTCTACATATCGTTGTATTTCTTTTGTAGAGTTAAAGAACAACGGCTTATCGTTTAGTAACAGTACTAACAATGAACATTCTTTAGGTACATTTAGATTTAATGTTTCCATAATCTTATTATATCAAATCGTTTTACTTTGTAATATAGTTTTATCAAATTACTTTACTTATCTAAAACGTTCATAAGACGTGCCAAATAGAGCTCATCGTTAGCGTTCTTGTCTTCTTTAAACGCTTTGTGTTCTCTATACATCGTTACTAATCCCTCTATGAAAGCGTACATTAGTACACCTACCATAAAAGAAATAATTAATCCTTGTATGCTTAACATTCGTTAACCTCCTTGTTATCTATTTGTTTATTGCAAAACTCACACAGAATAGCAGCCCAATTCATATGACCTAACTCTAAACATTGGTCACAATGTGGACACCATAATTTATATATCATATCCCAATCGTTGTACAATACCTGCATTATTGTGTCCCTTCCCTAGCCATATCATCTAGCAGTTCAGCTTTCTCTAACTCTTTGTATAAAGATTGTAGGTACTTGTGATGCTGCTTTATAATATATCTTTGCTCATCATATCTTGTGTATCGTGTATTAGTCCAGGAACTCAAGCCCCTTGACTTTTCTACATTGATTCTGTTTAACTCATCTTGTAATCTATCGGACAAAAAATCCAATAGCTCATAAGAATTTATCTCTCCGTTAAATAATCTTTTCATTTAATCCCCTTTTGTTTTATTTTCTCTTTATGTTTGTGAACCTTAACTCTTAAGATTCTTAGAGTTCACCCGTACGTGAATGAACTCCGAGAATATTAAACGTTTAATTTAATTACTCCTTGGTTACTCAATAGATTTTCTTTTAATCCGTCGGTCTCTTCTTTTTCTAACAGCTCCATTATTTTTTGAGCTGTTTTAATTACAGTTTCCATTGACTTCTTAAGGTTATCTTCGCCCCGTGAATTCCATATCCCTACATATCCCACGCTGTAGGCACTGGCATCCAATCCAATCATTTTAGATACTGTATAAGCTATTGATTCGGCTTCTACTTCTACTAAGTCCCTAGGCTTCTTAGAATTGAAATCATCTTGTGAAACGTGCGCGAACATATGCGCTATTTCGTGAATCATAGTTCTAATCTGCTGGGCTTTTGGTCTATCTTCTGCGACTACTATTTCTTTTTTAACAGGGTCGCACCATCCTCCGAGGTCAGCGTCGCCCCAGGTATCGTAACGGAAATTAAATCCATTATCTTTTATTAACTTAGTGAACATTGATTCCACTTCTGCAGCGTTGTCAATATCAACCTCTAAATTATTAACGATAGTTGGAATATCTTTTGCACCTTCCATTGGTTCAGTATCTGAAATATCAAAGACATAAACAGAACGAAAGAATAGATTTTCTTTTTCTTTTCCATCTACTTCAGTCTTCTTAATCATTGGTGCAAGTTGAACTATTCTTGTTGGTGCCTGACGTTCTGCACATTCACAAGCTTTATTACTGATTGACCTGCAGTCGGTACAAGCTACAGGAATTCTTTTAAGTTCATCTATCCATTGCTTATACCCTTTAACAAAAGTCGCTTCAGGCTTAGCCATATAAATAAGCATCTGATTATTGAAACTACGATTAATAAATTTTCCAGTAAAGTCTAAATAGTTTTTTAGCTCACCGTCATTAGTAAATCGTTCAACTTCTTTATGAAGTTCTTTTAATATATCGGCTGGTTTGTTAGTCATTTTCACCCCTTTACAAGTGTTTGTTTTTTCTTATAGTAAGAGTATATACAGATTGTAATTATAATGTCAAGTATCTTTACTAACTATTATTTAATTTCTTTTGGTTGTTGTTGTTGCTTTAGGTTCCTAAGAATAATCTAGTTATCGTTCTACCATTTAAAAACATAGTACCCCATAGTTTAAAAAAATAACCAGGGTGTTTTGCATAACCTCTTATTTTG